TGCCGTGGGCGATGTCCAGGACTGCGACGTCCGCGTCGGCCATGCTGCAGGCCGGGGCGCTGGTCTCGATGTGGCCTTCGTAGACGCTTTCCAGGCGAAAGGGGGCGTCGTAGATGACCTGGACGGGGTCGGATAAGCCGACAGCGGCGCTATGGGGGGAATCGGCCAGGAAGAGGCCGCTGTCGGCTGAGAAATCCACGCTACTTCACCGTGGCGCAGACGAAGGCGTCCGGCTGGTTCAGGGCGGGGAGCGAGGCCGACTGGAGCATGAGCCACTGGATGGACGGATCCTCGGTTATCCAGGTCTTCGGGTAGAACGGTGCGGCGATGAGCGTGCCGCCGAGAGCCTGCAGCGCCTTCATGTCCTGGATCGCCCCGTAGAGCTTGGTGTTCTGGGCGTTGGGGTTGCCGCAGATGACGGTGCCGGACGGCAGCATCGGCTTTTCGGCGTCGTTGTCCTGGTCGTCGATGTACCACTCGGCGTAGACGTAGATGTCGCAGAAGACGATGCCGTCGTTGATGGTGCCGCAGAAGGCGATGCCGTCGTCCATTTGCTGCGGGTCGATCTGGCCGGTCTGGATCTTGAACCTGTTGAGCAGGTCGGTGTTTCCCTTCACCTTCGGATGGTTGATGAAGAGCTTCCAGGCGTCCGGGTCCATGACGATGGTTTTGCAGGAGAGCCCCGAGTCCTGAAGCGTGGTCAGGCACCAGGTCTGCAGGTTGGCGACCGGGTCGGAGTTGACGGTGTCGCTCCAGAGATCGTTTCCGGCCAGGGTGACCAGGTGCGACGCCGCCATCTGGAAATCGATCAGGTCGTTCACTCCGTCGCCTACGACGTTGATCTTGCCCGTGGTGAGCGCACTGGCGGCCATCCACTCTTCGCGGCGGGTGACGCCGTCCATGAGCTCCATGAGATCCTTGGTCAGAAGGGCGGCCGCCCTGTCACCGGGGGTCTGGCCGCCGGGGTAGACCACCGTGCCGGCGGGGCGCACCAGCAGATCGCCGGCGGCGGTCGGACGCTTGGGCTTGATGTAGGGAGGGGTGTAGCTGTGGGTGGAGTAGCCGAGCCGTTCCATCACCTTCCCTTCGAGGACGGGGGAGACGAAGGGGGCCATGCGGCGTTTCCCCTTGTAGATGTCGATGTCGACGGATTTGGTGTCGAACTGGCGAAAGCCGCGGAAGAACAGGTCCAGCAGGAAGCGCTTGGGGCGCTTGAACTGGTTTACGGTGTCCAGGAGGAACCTTGTGTTGAAAAGATCGATGGTGCCGAATGCAAGAAGGCCAAAGATGTTCAGGGCCTTTCCTTCGTCGGGGGCGGCAAACGCCACGCCCGGCACCAGCCAGACGGCCGCCACCAGACAAACGGTCAACAGAGTGAACCAGAGGGAAATTGTGTTTTTCATGCCTATCATTCTCCTTTCGCTGCGCATGTGGCGGAGCGGGCTTGAGGTGCGGGGCGGTCAGGCCTTGATGGAATTACGCAGCAGGATGCCGAGGTCGCGCAGCGCTTCCTTGTGGGTCGCGGCGGTGTCGGTGCCTCCGAAGGTCAGGGCGTTGGAGTTGTATTCCCCGGCCTTGTACAGCGGGCAGGTTTTGTCGGCGGCGCTGGCGTCGGTGTCGGCGGCGAGAATGGCGTAGGGGACGTTGGAGCCGTCCACGTTCGCGCTGTTGACGATCTTGAGCTTGCCGGAGCCGGCCGCCACGGCGATGGTGAAGGTGTCGCCCGCCGCGTAGTCGGCGGCCCCGTCCGCGATGGTGAAGCCGAGGTGATCGTTTGCGTAGGCTACGCCGACCTTGGCGTCTCCAAGCCTGGTGCCGTCAGGGGCAACGACGGAGAAGGTTCCGCCGTTGACCGCGGCCGTGATGCAGGTGAGCAGATAGGAGCCTACCTGCGTCCACTTTTTGAGAGCCTCGCCGGTCACGTCTCCGTCGCCGGTATTTGCGCCGCCGGGGGTGGTGGCCCCGAGCGCCCTGGTGATCCTGCCGAGGACGGCGCCGCGTTTGCGGTTTTCCCCCGAGAGGAGGATGCCGGTATCGGAACCGCAAGGGCCGCAACCGGCGAAAAGCTGGTCGTACGTCAATGTTTCCATGTTCAAACCTCCTGAAATTGGTGAAAGTGCTTATAGAAAAAATGAACTATCGTCCTTCGTTTGCCTGCGCGATCATCTTCTCGGAGAGCGACTTGGTCTCGACGGCTGCCGAGGTCTCTTCTCCTATCCCGCCTTCCGCCGATGCCGCCGGCGCGGGGGCGACGCTCCCTGCCAGCATGTCCTGGGCCGCTGCCTGCCGCATCTGATCCTCGGCCATGAGGACCCGGTGCGCGGCTTCAGCCGCCGTGGTCATGCCGTCGAAAGCAAGCGTGGTGATCAGGTCCTTGTGCGCCATGGCTGCGGCGCCGGGGAGCGAAAGGACCCCCTGGATCCTCGCCCGCTCGGCTTCGGCGCCGACCCCGACGGCTTCGGAGTAGAGGGCGGGATGCTGTTCTTTGAGTTCTTGCAGATTCATCTGTTTTTCCTCCTGTGGAATTTCCGCTGAGGCTGTCCCGCCCGGTACGGATTGGTTGTGATTGCCTGGCATCACGGGCATACGGCCCGGCTGGTGCTTCATCTTGATGGCTTTTGCCGCGGGCATGATCTCGTCCGCAAGCCCGAGCTCCAGCGCCTTGTCGGCGCGGAAGATTCCCGCCTCGGTGGCGCGCACGGCGGCGGGGCTCATGTTCCTGTTGCGAGCCACGGTCGAAACGAAAAGCTCGTAGGTGCCGGTGACCATGGAAAGCGCTTCGGCGTGCGCGTCCTCGGAGAGCGGCTGGTGCGGCGAGAAGTTCGCCTTCTTGGCTCCGGCGAAAATATGCGTAACGGTGACACCTGCCTCGTCTTCGGCCCGGGAGAAATCGGCATGGGTCATGATGACCCCGATGCTTCCCACGTTCGCGGTGCGCGGCACGACGATCTTCCCGGCGGCGCTGGCCAGGAGGTAGCCGGCGCTGAATGCGGACTCGTTCACCACGGCAGTGATCGGCTTCAGGCCGCGCGACTCGTAGATGTGGTCGGCGAGATCGAAGGCGCCGGAGACGTCGCCTCCGGGGGAATCCAGCTCGAGCTTGATCTCCTTGACCCCCTCGTCGGCCAGTGCCGTGTCGAAGGAGTTGCGGATGTCGGCGTAGGTGGTGGGGCCGCCGCTTGGAAACTCGGACCTGAGGGCGCGGTTCAGAAGCGGGCCGTAGATGCCGATGGTGGCAATGCCGTCCTTGACGCGGTAGCCGGATCTGGCCCGCTCATCGTCGGAAAGGACCGCCGCCTGCTCCCTCGGCATGCCGGAGAGATCGAGGTTGAGACGGGGGCCGAGCACGTGCAAAATCACGTTGAGTTTGGACTCCGAAATCATGAGCGGACGGTTGAAGATCATTTCCGCAATATGCATGTTTCTCATGCTGCCTCCGCTTTATCGGTACCGTCGGCGCTGTCGTCGATGGTCCTGTTGATGGTCTCGCGCACCGTGGTAGGAACCTCCGTAAGCCCGCCTTCCTTGCGCATCTGCTCCTCCTTGACGCGCTGTCGGTGCTTGTTCTCCCAGTCGCCGCCGCTCATCTGGGCGGTTTCCTCGGCGCGGGTGGTGAATCCCTCCTCGACACGCATCTTCGCGGCTTCGACCTCGTCCTTCGGGTTGATCTGCTTCATGGCGGGGCCGACCCACTGTGACCCCAGCCAGGCGGCGCGCACCAGGGGGGAGGCGAAGAAGCCGGGGGCGGATATGGTCCCCTGGGCCACTTCCTGCGCCATCCAGACGGAGTAGACGACGGAGCAGACGTTGTCGACTAGGTCGGAGCGCATGGTAAGGAAATAGGCCCAGCCGTCGAGCAGCGCCGCGCGGGCTGCGGAGTAGGACGCCGTGTAGTGCTTGATCAGCACTTCGTACGGTATGCCGATTGCTATGCCGATCTGGCGCACCATGGCGAGGAAGAAGGGATCAAAGCCGCTGTTGGGGCGCTTGGGGTCCGCGAAGGCGACGTCTTCTCCCGGGTTGAGCTCCAGCACCAGCCCGTTGCCTAACTGCAGGTCTGCCTTGCCGGCGGAGGTATCCTGCGCCTGGGTGACCACCGGGCGCGCGCCGGGGGCTGCCAGCATGTTTCCCATGCCGGTCCCGGTCGGGGTCTTGACGAAGACGGTAAACATGGCGGAAACCACGGCGGCCATCAGCTCGGCCTGGGTGTAGCGGGTCAGCATCCGGAGAGGCTCGAGCACCGGGGCCAGCATCGGGACTCCGCGCGTTTCGCCGCGACGGGAGCGGTAGTAGTGGATCACGTTCCTGAGGCCGGTGCGCGGGTTGAAGGCGGGGTAGCGGTCCCAGGCCCAGCGGCTCTGATCCAGATAACGGGTGTTGCCGGGGTGGCCGCGCAGAATGTGATAGGCGACCGGGGCGCCGTGCTCGTCCTTTTCGACACCGGCGACGAGGCCGGTGCGGTCGACTTGCAGGTCAGGGTTTCCCACACGGTCCGCCTCGACCAACTGCAGCCTGAGAGGGTTGGCGAGCCCGGGAAGCGGCACGACCGGGAGCAGGATGAACGATTCGCCGTTGACCAGGCGCTGGAACAGGATCGCGTCGAGGCTCGCCGCAAAGTTGCGGGTCCGCTCCAGGTCGCAGTCCTTCGACTCGCTCCAGAGTGACCAGCGGCGCTCAGTGTCGCGCTGCCACTTGGCGGCCGCTTCAGCGCTAATGCCGAGCAGTTCGGCGTCGATCATCGACTGGAGCTTGAGGCCGCTCCCCACCACGTTCATGCAGGTGGTGCCGATGGCGCCGGTGGCTATCGGCTGGTTTCGTTCCGCGTCGCGGGAGCGGGAGCGCAGGCTCGGCAGATCGTACAAGGCGGCGCTGTCGCCGTCGGAAGGGTACGGGGTCCACGTGTTGGTTTCGCGGCGCGCAGGCGAGCCCCCCTCGTAACCGCCGCCGGAAAAAAAGCCGGAGGCGAGCTCCATGCGCATCCTCTCCTGCATGCGGCTTGCGCCCCAGGCGGGTGAAACGGCGGCGATGGCGCGCTCCAGCAGGTTGCCGCGAAAATCGGGAGCGTCGGCGTTCTTCTTCACGACGGAACTCATGACTGGAAGGTGACCCCCCGCACCACGATGCCGCCGCGCCCCAACTGCTTGCATTTCTGGTCCCAGTAGTCGATGTTGCGCTGGATTTGCGCGGCATCGGCACGGGTAACCTGTCTGGAGGTCCCTACGCCGGTCTCGATCCTGTAGGACTGAGCCCCTCCCGCAAGGGCGGTGTCGGCTGCGAGCCAGATGGCGAGTTGCGCTTCGGCGTTTTCGAGGGTGAGACCAGCCATGCGTGCTCCCAATCACAAGATGTGGGGGTGAAAAATAAAAAGGCCCCAAGATAAGGGCCATTTTAGGTGTTGTTTCCGTTCGGGGGAAGGGACATAAGGTGACAAAAGGTGACATTTTTCCGGGAAAATTAAAGCGGAGGAAAAAAATCACTCGGTCAGGGCGTCGGGGGGGATCTCGTACTGCAGCCGGAACTGCGTGATTGAGAGTGCTGTGATCCTCATCCCCTGGGAGAGCTGGAGCCCGGTTTTGCCCCGCTTCGCGTTTTCATCCACGGCGACCAGTTTGCCGTCCTTGACTCTCTCGACGGCCCACTTGGCGCTCTTGCCGAAGATCGAGCCCGCCTCCTCGGGGCTGTAGCAAAGGTTCTCCAGGATGTGCCGGTTCTTGGCCTCCTGAATGTCCGTCCTGGTCACTCTGATGCGGGGGCCTTCCGGCTCTTGCTCGCTGGTCTGCACTACCTTGTTCACTTTCACGGTTCCACCTCCTTTGGTTCATCGAAAATGGCGCATGGATCAGGCGCTTATCGCCTGTCCCCTGATTCTTCTCCCGCCCGGGCTTTGAGCGGTTATCTCCGGTTCCTGCCAGATCTTCACCTGGGCGATCTCGACCAGAGCGAGCTCCATGTAACTGCAGTCCCAAAGATGGTTATCTTTTCCCTTGGGGCACTCGTATAACCCTTGATCATTCTTGGACTCGGAGCACATCTGCCTGGCGAAATCTTCGTCCGTCTCCGCGTGCAGATGCCAGGCCCCCGGGTCAGTCGTGTTCACCCTGAGCTTGCCGGCCAGCTTGTCCTTGAAAAAGGTGGAGTGCACAGTGTAGAGCTTGGCGCTGCCCGGCAGGGGCTTGTTGGTGCCGGGTATCCTGTCCAGGTCGGTGACGTTGTACTGCCGGGACATGCGCTGCCGACCCTTGAAGAGCACGACGCCGGGGTTGGCGGCTGCGAAAAGGTAGGCTTCGGCGGTGCGGGAGAGGTCCTGATGTTCCCCCTCGCCGCCGCCCGAGTCCATGCCGCGCAGCGTCACGACGTACGCGTTGCCGTTCACGTCCTTGAACTGGGATTCGAACATCACGAGGCGGAGCGCCTCCCAGGAATCGACGAAGCCGGCCTTGAGGTTCCAGCTCTCCTGCTCCAGGCCATAGCCCCATGCCGTGATCTTGTACCAGAAGCCGCGCTTCTGCATGTCGGCCACGCAGGTGATGGCGGCGATCGGCACGGAGGGGACCAGGCCCTCGGGGCGGTCGTCGCGCAGGGCGAGGATCTGTGTTTCCTTTCTCTCCTGCTTGACCTTCTTGACCGGCTCGGCGGCGCGGTTGTTTTGCCAGTGGTTCATCTTGGCGCTGTCGCCGGACTTCTCGCTTTCCTCGGCCTCGAGGTATTCGGCGACCACGGCGGAGAGGCTCACGAAGCGGGAGAGCCAGGAGGGGAGGACGAGGCCTATCTTGGCGGGCCTGTCGACCTTCTCCCTGGGGATCCACCCCTTGACGGCGCCGTCGCCGCTGTGTTCGGCTCCCTTGGCGACGGCCAGGTTGCGCTTGTTGTCATCCCAGTGTTTGTCGCAGTGCGGGCACTGGTAGGTGGCGAGCTTCAGCCGCCGGATGTGCCGGTAATCAAGAGAGCCTCCCTCGCCGACCAGGGCGAGCTGCTTGGGCCAACGGAAGAACTCCCACACCATGATTTGCCTGACGCCGCAGTCGGGGCACTCAACGTGGAAATCGTAGACCACGTCGCAGGTCCTGATCTCCTCGCAGATGGGGCCGTCTTCTTCGCCGGGAGTGGAGAGGGCGAATATCTTGGAGGTGTCGGGATAGGTGCTGGCGCGGTCCTTGGCCTCCTCTATGTTTTCCCTGCTGGAGTACTTGTCGATCTCGTCCAACACCACGACGCGGCATGGATCGGAGGCAAGCGAAGCTACGGAGGTGCCCCATCCGGCCTTGATGTTGAAGCCGTTCTTGAGGTTGATGCCGTAGATGCCGGTGTCGTCGGGGTTGTCGGAAAGGAAATCCCGCAGTGTTTCGCTGTCCTGATACATGGGGATGACGAAGTTCTTCATCCTCCCCTTGACGGTCTTCTCGTCGGCCATCGCCAGGAGAGCCATGTCGCTGGAGGTGGCGGACTCGCGGGAGAGGCAGTTGTAGGCGGCGGTGGTGCCGCCGGTCTGGACGCCCTTGCAGAGATCGAGCTCGCGCACCCAGGGGAGGCCGAAGAGGTCCATTATCCCCGCGAGGTAGGGCTGCACCTTGTTCCGGAAAGGCCCGGGCATGGAGCTTTTCTTGAGATAAATGTTGCGCTCGCTCCATTCCGAGTTGGGAATGTCCGGCTGCTTGCGCAGCACGAGCCTTTCGGAGGAGCGCAGCTCAATCCGCATCGGGAACCTCTATGGAACCGGCGGCGGCGAACCTGTCGAAGAGCTCGCCGGACAGACTGCGGTAGCGGACCAGGAGCTCGGGGGTGATCCTGCCCAGCCTCGCGGATACCTCCTCGCCCAACTCCAGCGCCGCGACGGAAATGAGGTCCTGGACCATGAACGGCCCCCAGTTCTCTACTGCGAGCTTGATGCCGTACAGCACCTGGGCGTCGCGCTGTTCTTCCTCGCTTCTGAGGAGGTAGCGGCCCTCCTTGATGTCGTTGTCGAGCTTCAGCTTTCGGGCGGTCTCGCGCTTCACCTGGTCGCTGTAGTCGGTGTCGGGGCGGGGCTCTGTGGGGCGGCTCGGGTTGTCCCAGGCGGTAGCGGCGTAGGCGGCGATCTCCTTGAGGAGGTAACTACCGTCTTTTTGCTGGCGGGGGAAGCCGGCGGAGTGGGCGTGGTTACGCACGGTCTTGCCGGAGACTATGTAACCTTCCTTGATTACCCACGATGCGGCCTGCTCCAGGTTCTTGAAGCGCTCGCCGGTCTTGGCGTTGGACTGGTCAGCCAGGAAGGTGTCAAGGGCCTTCTTGGCGTCGTTGTAGGCTTTGATGGTCGCAGTGTTGGGCTCGGCGGCCATGGCTTCGGTGGCCTTGGCGAGCTTGGCGCTGAGTGCGGCCTCCAGATCCTCGATGCGGGCGGATTGGTCAGTCATTGCGGTAGTAGCCCCTTGCCTCGTTGTTGCCCGTCACCGTTTCGCGGGCAAGCTGCACGTCGGCGCCACGTCCGGAGAGGATGCGGTGCAGGGTCTCGGAGCTGTGTTTAGCGTCCCAGGTCTCGGCGGCCGCATGCTGGAGGTTGCCCCTCAGTAGGGCGCGGCCGATCTCGATCACCTCGGAGAGGAGATGCCACCACTGGCGCCAGAGGGTGTTCTGCGTGAAGCGGGTAGGCTCGAACTGGTACAGCTCTTTCAAAAAGCACCTCCCTGTGCTGCGGTGGCGAGGATGCGGCCGGCGGCCTCGGCAGGGGTGAGTCCAAGACGGGTGCCGGCGGCAACCAGCCAGCGGCGCACCTCGTCGCTGACCCGGACGGCGATGGTGTCGGCGTCGCCGCAAACGAGCCGGTCCAGCGGGCTGCGGGCGAAGCGCTTCTGCACGACGTGGGTGTAGACTTCGGTGGTCTTGACGTCTTTGTGCCCCAGGAGCACCTGAACCTTGCGGATGTCCTCGCCGTCCTCGAGGAGGTGGGTGGCATAGGAGTGGCGCAGTGTGTGGGGGTGCGCGGGTTTATGGATGCCGGAGTCGCGCAGGGCGAGTTTGAACGCCTCCTGGACGGCGGAGGGGTGCAGATGGGCGCGCCCCTGGCGGCCGTCGGGAGCGGTGAAACGCTCGAAGGCGGGGAAAAGCCACTGCCAGCCGAGATCCTTGGCGTAGGCGGGGTACTTCCTCGCCAGAGCGTCGGGGAGATCCACCACCCCCCAGCCGGCGGCGAGGTCCGCCTCGTGGATCCGCTTCACTTCGGCGATCTGCGCGCGCAGCGGCTCGATCAGGGTTTCGGGGAGCGGGATGGAGCGGGAGTTGCCGTGTTTCGAGTCGTGCAGCACCAACTGCCGGGAGAGGAGGTCGATATCCTTAACGCGCAGCTCCAGGCAGTCGACCTCGACGCGCAGGCCGCAGCCGTACATGAGAGCATTGGCGAGCCAGTAGATCCCCTTGGAGCGGGAGAGGATCGCCGCGACCTCTTCACGGCTGAGGACGGTGGGGAGGTGTCTGCTGCGCCGGGCCCGCAGCGCGTTGACCTCACCGACCTCGATGCGGAGCACCCGGCGGTAAAAGAAGAGGAGGGCGTTGAAAGCGACGTTCTGAGTGCTCGCGCTGACGTGCTTGTCGACGGCCAGGTGGGTGAGATACTCCCGGATCGCCTCCGCCCCCTTCTGGTCAGAGTGCCGGTGCTGCTTGTGGAGAATGAAGTCGACGACGTAGGCGCCGTACGACTTGCACGTGGAGGGGCGGAAGTGGCGCAGGGCGAACTCCTTCTTCATGGTCTCCAGTAGGGGCGCGATCTGGCGGCTTTTCAGGATTTCCTTGTCAGCGGCCGAGAGTGTCGAAGTTCCGGGTATTGCGTAGGTTTTCATTGTTTCCTCCTTTTCCGGTTTCCGGAATTATACCGCCGGGTGCGGCGGGGTAGGGCTGTATAATCAGTAGTTAAACGGCGCTCTCGGTGGTGCCGACATCGTCAAACAGCACTGGTATCGCCTGCCTGAACTTCTCCAGGAGAGGGCACGCCACCTCTCTCATCTGCGGGTGAGCAGCTGCCGCCGTGCGGAGGCGGAAGAAGTGACGCCACTCACGAAGGTTCGCGGTCATCACTATCTCGGTTTTCAGGGAGTTCGGCAGGACGGAACGAGCCTGTTCGGGCTTCCATCCCATAGCCCGCACCTCCTTGTACATCGCCTCGCAGGTGTCCATTGCAATCAGCCAGGCCTTAGCATTGTCATTATCGCCATGGTCGATAAGAAGATCAGCCAAAGCATCCCCGGCATACTCACCAGGCTTAACTTCGATCCAGGATGGGATCACAAAAGCGACGTGACCGGCTTTATAGTCACAGTACCGCGTGCTCTCCTGGCTGTAGCTGGCCAGACGGTGACGCACAATTTCATGGGAGACACCGCGATCGCAGATGAAACGCACTGTCGCAGAGACGTGCTCAATCACCGACTCGTGCCCGCGCTTCAATATCATCTTCGCGAAGTCGGTGGAAGAGTGGAAGGGACACGTGCTGCAATCGTCACTCACGCACATCGCTTGGCTCTGGGATACCGTACAGCCGATCTTTCCCTCGGACTTGTAGCAGGTGCGGCCCGCAGTCTCGATCAGCGCAAGAGCACCGGTGTTGATGTGCAGGATTTCAACGGATGGTTTAAGCAGAAGCATCGGAAATTCTCCTTTCGATTTCGCGGTTGAGATACCACTGTGCTTTCTTCAGGTCCTCCAACTCCTTGGCGGGGTCCTTCTTGCCAGAACGGGAGATGTACTTGACCGTGTTACCGAGGCAGAAACCGAGGCCCCATGCCTCAATCACCTTGATCGCCTCGTAAGTGTTGTCTTTCCCGCCATAATGCTGCGGGTGGTCTACCTGCTCTGTTACACTCACCTTTTCCTCCTTGGGCGAATCCGCCCCGTTTAACCCCTCGCTCGTCCGCTGACGCGGCCAGCTCGAAAACCGTTAGGCGGGGCACCTCTCTCAGCCAAGAAAGAGGTGCCCCCTTGCCGTTTAGCGGTTCCTCTTTCTTGCCTGTTTCGCCATCCTGCGCTGCTTGCGCTCGCTGGCCGCCCATGTGGCAAGCTTGCCTCCAGAGTTAAGGGAGACAGTAGCTTCGGAGCGCCCCTGCAGCTTGGCAGTCGCGGCGCGATCCAGGTGGGCGGGTACCGCCGTGTAGTTCTGGCGCGCCAGGTTGTCCATGATTGCGAGTTGTGATGCGGTTACCAAGTGTCCGGTGTTACAGTTCATCGGGTGTTCCTCCTTTTACTCGACCAGAGTGAAGTCCACGTAAAACACCTGCCCCGGCTGAATCTTTCCCTTCAGGTCCGGATTGTTGATGTGGAGTTCCAGGCTCCCGCTAGGCGTGAATCTGGCGAAGGTGTTGTCTTCGCTGTTGCCGTCCTGGTCGAACTTACCGCAGACGGGAAATGCCTTGAGGATTTCGGTTTCGCCGTAGGCCGGGGTGACTGCCTGAACCTGCATCTTTGCCCTCATTACCTTTTCCATTTCATGCTCCTTTTGCTGTTGAATTTCCCTTTACAGGGGTTCTGTCGTTACCCTTGCCCCACCTACGCGAGGGCGGAGGCCGGCCACCACGACTCACGGGCGACACCATCACCGCCTTTGTACCGGACCAGGAAACGATCCTCATCCACCGGGTATTCGGCCCGCCCGATTACTTCACCTTTTTCGCCGCTGCACTCCACCATTACTTCTGCTCCGAGTTCGAATTTCCAGTCTTTCATGCCTTACTCCTTTTCATGGCAATACGCCTAACCAGCGGTTCGACCCGCCGAGTTACCGCCAGTTGGCGCGAGGTTGTGAAAGTGGGTGGCGGGTCACCCGCAAAACCGTTCGTTCGTCAGCCCAGTTTCAGGGCCGGTTGCTTGTACATGTAAATCCAATTCAGCCCTTCTTCGACTTCAGTTATATTCTCGCGAAACCAGTCCAGGCTGCGGCGGGCTCTTTCGATGGCATCCCAACTGACTTTCTTGGTCTGGTTGCGGTAGCGCATTTCCCACCGGCCAGGCAACTTATCGGCAAAACCGATATACCAGAGTTCCCAGCCTGCAGTGAGCAGTTGCTTCACTTCCGATGCCGTCTCAATCATGGACCCCTCCGTCATTGATCCTCCCCGGTCAGATACATGATCCGCCGGGCCGCCCGGTTCATCACTTGCACCAGCTCGGCAACCTCTCTTTGAGAATCCCGCTCCATCCAAGCCAAGGTCCACTTGTCGACGCCGGACTGGATGATGCTGTACTGGTTTCGGCAGGAGAGTCCGATCCACTTGCCGTGCTTCAGCTGGCTCCTGGCGTTCTCCGTTTTTAGCTTTTCGACAATCTCGTTAAGGGTCACGCTGCCACCGCTTTCTGCTGTCTCAGGTTCGCCCCGATCAGCGCGGCCGCATTGTAGGGAGACACTGAGTTGCCGCAAAATCTCACCTGGTCGGTGATTGTGAGCGGCACCCGCTTCCCATCGTCAATAACGTGATCGATTATGTAATCATCAGGAAAACCCTGGGCGCGGTAGAGTTCCCGAGGCGCCAACATGCGCATGCCGATGTCCACGATCTGGTGCAGCGCGCCGTTGACGGTGACAAGGCCGAACCGGTCTTTGGCCGTAACCGTGTGCAGCGGGCCTTTTATCTCAATTCCTTCTTTCTCGTTGCCGTAGTATTTCAGGAGGAAGGCGCGGACCTCGGCGACGTGCAACCCACCGGCTGTAACTGTCGGCATAGGTGCATCGCTGCGCTGGCCGTCCTTGCAAGTCCCCCGCAGCTTGACCAGGTGAGAGGTTGTGAGGCTGTCTTTTTGTTTGCCGAGAACGGTTAAGGCGGGCTTGAAGATATCAGCAGCGTAACTATTGCCAAGGTTGCGACAGAGATTCGCCATCACGACCCCTGTTTTTCCTTGGCCTCCGGCCGTGATAGTCCCAACAGGCTCACCTGCACCGCTGCCGATACTCTCCCCAAAGTGCCGTACCATGTGCGCAGTCGTAACAGCATGCTTGATGCCTCCAGCTACAGCGGTCCCGAGAGGCACGTCAAGGTGTGGCACTCGCGGGGCCTGCCCAGGCCTCTCTCCGTAGCCAGTTTGAATCAGGGTAGCTGCGCCGATAGCGTGGTGATCGGCCGTGGTGATAGTCCCGGCAGGCTGATCAATCGCAGTGCCGACCACGCCGCCGTAATGTTTCAGAAGCATGGCGGACTGGAGGGCGAAGCGGTTTTCTGTCGTTTGCGTCCTCAGCGGCTCTGCCAGTTCTTGGCCACGGTGGTGATTGCCGCCCTTCGCGCCGTAATAGGTGGAGATAGTGGGAGCCACTATTGCGAATGCGCCGCCCTTGGGATTCGCCGTCACTGTGCGCAGCGGCTTCCTGATCGAATGCGCCGGGGTGCTGCCGTTGTAGTGTGCGATCGGCACGATGAACGGCTCGGGGTTATCGATCACGTAGCGCTGAATGCCGCGGGCGATCCGGCGCAGGGTGTTTTCCGCCAATGCTTTCTTCCGGGTGAAAATGGACGGGCAGGGAATGCTCCAGTCGATGCACTCGGCAGCTGTCCGCCATGGGAGCAGCCGGCCGGACTTAACCGCCTCGCTCTTCGGGTCGCCGTGGGTCGGCTCGGGCCAGACGATAGATTCACCGTCGCAGCGCGCTATCAGGAAAAGTCTCTTGCGAATGGTCGGCGCACCATAGTCGCAGGCACGCATGGTCTGCCACTCAACCACGTAGCCCAGGCGCTGCAGCTCCCGGACAAAGGTGCGGAAGGTGCGGCCCGCTCTCTTCTTGCAGGGATGCATATTGCCGTTGATCCGGACCAGCGGGCCCCAGGTCTGGAACTCTTCCACGTTCTCCAGGAAAATGACTCTCGGCCTGACCGTCGCCGCCCACCTCTTGCCTACCCAGGCGAGGCCGCGCACGCGCTTTGATACAGGTTTGCTGCCTTTTGCCTTCGAGAAATGGGTGCAGTCGGGAGACATCCAGAGGTGCCCCACCGGACGGCCGCCGCATACCTTTTGCGGGTTAACATCAAAAACTGACTCGCAAAAATGCAGGGTGTGCGGGTGGTTGATCTGATGCATCAGGACGGCCTGCCGGTTGTGGTTCACGGCGATGTCGGGGCTTTTCCCGGTCGCCCATTCCATCCCAGTGCTGGCTCCGCCGCCACCGGCAAAAAGGTCCACGGAGAGCTCTCCGCCAAAATCAAGGCGGGGCTGAGGGTCGATGCGGTACGGTCCGTGGTAAATTGCAGTTCTGCGCATGCTTTCTCCTTTTGAAAGGTGGCTCCCCAAAGGGCCTATCCCAGAGGGGAGCCGGTAACCGGGGCGGAAGCTGGGACGGCGAATCCTGTTACACCCCGGTGTTTGGTTAGCGGTGGAGGGATTCGAACCCTGACCGGACTCCTCTCGGCTATATGTGTCGCCTGTCCGTTTGCCTCGATGTTTCCCGAGACTTTCAGCGTATATCCTGGTCTTCGTGCAGACCTACGCCTCACCGCCATAGTGCTATTGCTCACCCGGTGTTCGAAACTGGTTCATCTACCTCGATGACCGGCGGCCGCTCGTTGTAGCGCTGCCACGCCCTGAGGTAGTAGCGCTCCCAAGCATTCAGCGCTTTCACTACGGCCCCTTCATCACCGGCCTCGAAAGCTGCATCTACGGCTTTATCCGCCTGCGCCAAATGCTGGAGCACATCGGGGCGGTGCCGGACCAGCCACTCCTGCGCGCCCTTGGGGGCCTGGCTGGTGACCCGGCTGAATGTGTCGTTAATCTGCTGCTGCATTTTTTGCGGATCGAAACTCATGGGGGACTCCGGTGCGTCTTTTGTGGCTTGCGCTTTGGACTGCACGGTCATCGCGGGGGGCAATCCGGCCAGTATCCAGGCCCTGATGTCGACGCCGGCGGCGTATGCCTCTCCCGGGTCTTTTTCTGTCGGGACGGGCCAGCGGCGGGCCTGCGGATAGGTGGCACACCACCACTTGGCGGCTTTCCCGCCGGGGTTTTCCATCTGGCCGGTCTTCTGGTTCTTGCGAGGCTCGAAATCGAGGGCGACGAGGATGGAGATCGCGGCGTCCAGGATCTGCGCGGCGGTCTCTTTGGGCTTCGCGTCACTGGTTCCCAGAGGGATGACGCCGACTAGATCGCCGGCGGCGTGGTCGACCATGAGGCCGTCGAGGTCGCTCTCGATCACGACAAAAGCGCGCGCGCCCGGGTTGATAACTACGACGTCGTTTCCGGAGCCGGGCACCCAGTAGTAACGGGCATCTGTCGGTTTCTGAAGCTCGTCGCGGCGGATCCGCAGGCGGTGCAGTTCGCCGTCGATCAGGTAGGGGATGAAGATCCCCTTCGGGAGCCAGAGTTTTTTCGGTTTCCCGTCTTCGCGCAGCTCGGTGGGGAGGCCCCAGGCTTCGCGGGCGCGGTAGGTGTCTTTTTCGAGCCATCCGAGCCGGTTCTTCTGTACGGCTTCGAGGGGGAGGCCTCGACCGGCGAGATAGGCGAGCTTTTCGGGGGAGGCGAGCAGTGTCGCGTGGGCGGCCTCGACGATCTTCCAGGCATGCTCGCGCCAGAGGCCGCCGGGGCACTCGGCGGCGCCCGGTTTCCAATTCTGGAGGCGGGGCTTGGCAGGCGCTGCGGTGTTGCCTTCGTTGCGCTTGCCGCCGTTCCCCTTGCCCTTGAGGCAGCTGTCGATTTTGGGGCAGGTGGTGGAGACGCAGGCGCGGCCGAGGGCGGCATGCGCCGCTCCGCAGGACATTCCCTCGTATATTCTGAGGTATTTGACCGCGTCTCCCCCCTGGTCGCAGCCGCGGCACCAGAATGTGCCGTCCTCACCCTGGGCCGGCCAGATGTGGAAGCGGTCTTCTCCGGCGCAGGCAGGGCACGCGGAGTGGTATTCGCCACCCTTGGCGGTGCTCACTTTGCGAGGAAAGATCGCTTTTTGCTCTACCATCTGCAGAATATTCATTTAAGGCCCTTGACCATGATCATGATGAAAGCGTTTTTTGTTGTTTTTTCATCATCATGCTTCTAAATTTCTGTTTTTATTCTTCTTTTGATGCTTTTATGATGAAATGATGAAAGTTCATAAAGTTGAGATTGTTTTTTTTGAGTGAGATTTTAGAGCCTCCCTCGATTCGGCGCTTTTTTCGCGCGCGCGCACGTGTGAACTTTGGGAACTTTCATCATTTCATCATGGAGGGGCGCTTACCCCTGTAATTATGAGGAGTTGGGAGCATGATGATGAAAAAAGGTCCAAAATCGCGTTCATCATGATCATGCCCCGCGCCCCCTCCTCGAACGCTCCAGGAGAATAAGCGCTCATCATCCCCCCACGCCGCAAAGGGGGACCCGGACGCCGTACACGTAGGCCTGCCCGCCTCGGTTCTCTCGGCGAAACCCCTTTTTATCCAGCCATTTACCGTACTCGCGCTTGCTGGTGACGCGGTCTTTGCGGTCGTCGACGGTCTCTTCGAACCAGTTTTTAAAGTGGCCGTAAAGCTCCTTGAAGGTCATCCAGTCATCGACTCCCCCCGTCTCGCAGCGGGCGTCGATGAACTGATCGAGCAGGTCCTCGCTGTAGCGGAGCTCCTCGACGGAGGCCATGATCTGGGGCGGAGGCTTGAGGCCGTCTTTCTGCCACATGGCGCAACCACGGACCAGCCAGGCGAGGACGCCGGGGAGGTTCTGCAGCAGCCGCGCCTCGAGGCCGGGGTCGCGCTTGCGGTAGAGCTCGGCGAGCTTCGGGTTCTTGCGTCCCTCGGCTGCCGGATCCTCGACGAACATATAGGGGAAATTGATCAAGAGGAGCCTTCTCCGGAGGGAGTGGTCTTTGGCGATCCCCTTGGGTATGTGGTTCGTCTGCAGGAACAGGGTGTGGGTCGGCTTGAAGTTGGTCTCGAACTTGTCGTAGAGCAGGCGGCCGTTCAGGATGTCGCTGCCGGTGAGCTCCTTGACGCGCTCGGCGCTGATCTTGCGGTTCTCACCGGTCTCGCTGGCGACGACGAAGCGGCGGCCATGCAGGGCGAGGATGTCGGGACTCGCGCCGGCGGAGGATCGGGTGGTCTTCTGCTCGAGTATCAGCTCGGGCTGGATGCGCCAGGCGAGATCACCCAGGCAGGCCATGATGGTGTTGAACAGGACGCCTTTGCCGTTGCCGCCTTCGCCGGTAAAGCAGGCGATGAACTGCTCGGTGGTGAAGCCGGTGATGGCGTACCCCATCATGCACTGGATGAAGTGGCGGATCTCAGCGTCTGGATGGACCGACTCCATGAAGGCGTCCCACTCGGCGCAGCCGGCGTCGAAGCCGGGGTAGTCGATCGGGATCGCCTTGACCAGGTAGTCACCTGGCCTCCCGGGGGAGAGCAGGCCGGAGCGCAGATCGACGACGCCGTTGTTGCAGGCGAGCAGCCAGGGGTGCTGATCGATCTCGTCTCCGACGATGGCAAGGGGTTCTTCCACCATGTGGGCCCACTCGGCGCAGTTGCGGGCGCCGCGCAGGCTCCGGAGGCGCTCGACGCGGCGGGTGTAGGCCTTTTTCTGCTCCTTCAGGATGGCGAGCTCGCTTGATGCCGCTGCTACTTCCTCT